CTCAAGGTTTACACGAGCTTTGAGAAACAAGTGGGTGTCGGGGAAGGGTTTCCGACTGGTATCACGTTGATACACTACAGACCTGGTTGCAATGGTTTTCGGATCGTCGCAACCGCCCCTTTGTGCCCTGTGTGATGGGTGGGCATTTAAGGAGCTCGGTTTACCTAAAGAGAAGGGCAGTTATATGAAATCGCAAGTTAGGGTCGACATCGGTTGCCCGGCATGTGATAAGGCCCGTTATTGTGCTTGCCTGTCTGGATCCACACCCGTAGTGAGGATCCACACTGTGTATTTCCCTGCTGGGCTCATTGCAGATGCTCAGCATATTTCTAACATGGCGAGTGCTAATATTCTATGGGGAACCAAAGGACCAAACGCTGAATTGCAGCTTGCGAATCTGTTGGGCGGTGCGCGTGCGAAAGTGTCCGAGCACAAACAGTTAGCAATGTTGCGCGTGGGAGCGTATGTTATCAGGGAGATTGCGTCTCAAACTTTATGGCAACGTGCGTCATGTTGTTTCGCAGCTAAACCAAGAGCGACACCCTGGGAACCCCACAATTCAGCGCCGCAACCATCAGCGGCCGATTCTACGACTTCAGGTGGCGGTGGGACGCCGCCTGACGTGGATTCGGACTCTGACACGTCCTCCGTTTGTGACATTTTGTCGCCGTACGACGCAGGCGTGTTGCAGAGAGCAATTGCAGGAACGACTTTAAGTGAGCAAGCCGGTGCTCACGTTTCTGGCGACGTTCTCGTCAGTACTGTTGTTCCAGAGTCTTCCACAGTGCAGTCGCCTGAGGAAGACCAAGCCATCGCGAAGATCACTAGTCATGCTGTTCTCGAAGGCGGAGCTCCGATCGGTGAGCGCACAGCCATGTCGCGGTTTCCCGTCATTGCTGATGCTGAAGTATCGTTGCTCAATAATCATCCCACGAATTTGGCTGCAGCTAACGCCCTGAGGAATACAGGCGTTGGTCATCATCAGCCTATGCCCGCGGAAGAAGATGCGCGAGACGCCGTCGTCACTGCTCTCAAACAACATCTCTACACCGAGGCCAATATTAATAAGGCAGTCAAGGCGTTTAATCATTACTTGGAGCATTTGCCAAGTAAGATGAGTATGAACACGCGTGAGCGCGTTTATCATAACGTCATGAATGAACAGCACATTTCTTTTCTCGAATACAGCACCATGGTGAAAGCATTCATCAAGAGTGAGACATCGAATAAGAAAGCTAAGAACCAGAAAGGTGAGACGACTGCAAAACCAAGACCAGTTGCTGATCATGGAGTTGAAAGGCTCGTACCTGTAGCCAAAGTGATATGGGTTTTCGAGTACATCATGAAGCTGGTCAAAAATTCGAACATCAAAGGCCGGAGCAAAGATGTTGCACTGGCGGAGTTGTTCAAGGGCTTCGGAAATGTCAAGAACAAATCGTTGTTGTTTGCTATTGATCAAACGGCTTTCGAGTTTGGCATTTGCGGTAAACTTAAAGAGATGGAGGTCGATGTACTTAAGCACATTGCATCACATTTGAGATTGGACGGCCTAGAGATGGCATTTGACCGCATAGTTGATGTGCGGACGAAAGAAGCCACATGGGTTATGTCTTTTAAAGATGGTGCAGGTGCCAGGTGCAAGATCACGATCAAGTTGCCGAGAGCGATGAGAGAGAGTGGGGATCGAATGACGTCATCAGGGAACTGGTTTGAAAACCTTGTTTCTTGGTTCTCATTTCTATGTAGCGCACGTTCCATGAATGAATCGATCAGACGGTGGGTTATCTCCGGAGGTCGTAATTTCTTTTATGAGTCAGCGCGAGACGGCAAGGAATACCTGGCCAGAGTAGGATGGGAAGGGGATGACACAGCAGGAATGTTGGAGGAGAATATTACTGCTGAAGAGTTGTGTGTGTTTTTCAAAAGGTGGGGTTGGAAAGCAAAAGTGGACCAGGTCAAATTGGAAGGGCCTGATTACTTGGAATTCGTTGGAGAACGAGCTTTGATGCGCGACGGCAAGCCGGTCTTTGTGAAGGATGCCGAGTGTGGCGAACGTTTGGTCAGTGCGCCCCCGATCAAGCGTTTGTTGCAAGAGAAAGCTTGGACTACAACGAACATGCAACCGAATGAGGTGCCCGCCACTCTGAAGATGTATGCTATCAGATTGGGCACGCAATTCCGTTCTGTTCCACCCATTTACCAGTTCGCCAAGGCTATGTACGATGACAATAAGAATGGCGTGCCCAACAAGGTGAATGAGGCAGCCCTCCGGGATATCGAGATGAGCCTTGGTCCCGGAGGAATAGTTGAATTGCAGCACTTTCCCGAACCTGATTTCTCAAATGAGGAGATATGGCGTGAGTGGGCGCATGTCTCTGCAGGGGAGTGCACGGATCTTGAATGGTCCATGATGACGGGGTTGACTACCCTGAAGTCGCATGGCTTTGATCTTCAAGCGGTTATCCCAGCCGCATGGAGGAGTGCAGAATGATCTGTTGAAGCCGGCCCCGTCCACCGAGGGGCCTTTATAAATATCGGTGGTCGCACGTGTGTTGATGTAGGGGAGCACGAGTCGTGCTCGGAATACCTAGTGTTTTGCTCGTGGACGCTAGGGTCGCATGACACGGTTGGGCCCTTCCCAGGGGCACCACCGATTGATGGAATGTAGCCGTTATGCGATGCAACCCATACTTGGTGCGTTATGCAAGTGCCAAGCTAGACTATAAGATAAGCCCAACAGTCTAGGGGACCTTATGCCTCAGTAGCCGG